CTGCAGATGGATACATGTTTGACTACACCACTAAGTCGTGGGTACCAAATACCAGCTACCTTGACGTTAAAGCACGGTACGAAAGAAGCCAATTACTCCAAGCCAGCGACTGGACTCAAATTCCAAACAGCCCACTAACCGCTGCTCAGCAGATCGCATGGGCTACATACCGACAAGCATTGCGAGATATTCCTGCTCAGTCAGGGTATCCAGTAAATATTACGTGGCCTACTGCACCTGCATAAAATTTACCTTTTTTGAATAAACAATGTAAGATACAGCCCCATGAGTAACCATACACTTCAGCCGTTAGCCGCATGGATAACTGAGTCCGTAGAAGACCCAGAAGTATTAGAGTTTTTGACGATGGTGTATCACGCTATTGAAACTTGGGATGACATTGTTGACAAAGACAATCAGGTGACTGTGGATGATATGCACGATGTGTTTACTCAACTGCTTATAAAGTTACCAGCCAACGAATTTTATAGAGCCAACTACGCTGCACTGGCGGGTATGTTGATTGTGGTGATTACTGCTTGGCATACGTCAAATGAGATTGATGGGTCTGCAGAAGGCAAAGCGCACGGCTACACGTTGCGCAAAGAGTTTATTAACTTGGTCGTGCTGTGTGTTGCCATGACTGGCAGTGTTGCAGATGCACGCAAAGCGTCGTTGTTGGGGTGGACATGCTCTGCTGCCAATGATTCCTTTGACGAATTTATAAGGGGCGAATAATGGGATGGCTTGGCGGAGGTACAGCACCTGCACCTGATCCTGCGATTGGGCAGGCTCAAAAACAATTAGCGGACTTGTCTACTGAACAGTGGAACACGTTCAAGACCGATATTTACCCAACGCTTCTTAAACAACAAGAGAAAGCGGATAAACGGGCTGATGAGATATGGGCTCAAGATAAAGAAATTAGTTCATTCAATCTTGATCAGGCTAAGAAGTCTACTGAACGATATGAAAAAACGGCTATTCCTGCAATGGAAAAACTCAAAGCAGATGCCGACCTTTACAACACTGCTGGCTACCAAGAACAGATGGCTGGCCAAGCTGTTGGTGATATTGCCGCAGCAGAAGAAGTAGCTCGTCAAACTGGAATTCAACGTGACCGTTCATACGGTATTGATCCAACATCAGGTCGCTCTGGTTTGGGTTTTAACGCAAACAACGTAACTGCCGCTCTTGCCAAAGCACAGGCTGGTACACAGACACGCGAAGCCGCTAAAGCTCTTGGTTTACAAAAACAAGCCAACGTGTACAGCATGGCCGCAGGACTACCAATGCAATCACTACAGCAGTCTGGGGCCGCAGTTAATGCAGGTGGTGCTGGCCTTGCCGCTGGTGAATCTGGTATGAACGCTACGATGAAAGCCAGTGGTGCATCTAATGCTGCCGCTGGAACCGCTATGCAGGGGTGGGGCCAAGTGGGTAACTTGGGCGTTAATAAATATCAAGCTGATATTAGTCGTTATAACTCTGAGTCTGCTAACAACCCATGGAATATGGTGCTTGGTGCAGCTGCTGGTGTTGGTACTAAATTCGCTTTAGGTAAGATTTAAGAGGCAAATTATGGCAAGTTCATTTGCACAAGGGTTTCAGATGGGTGGAAGTATGTACGACTCTGCGGAGCGTATGAAACTTGCCAAAGAACAACAAGAGTGGGCACGGGAAGACGCAGCAGCTAAACGTGCGGAGCGCCAACTTGCAGAAGATATTCGTACTGCTGGTGCAGAGACTATTAGCATGGAGGGTAAGCCTTTAGAATATTTAGGCGGTACCGGTATTGACAGAGGTCCACAACCTGCAAATGCTCAAACTGCTCTGCGCCCCGACATTGCAACTGCGCCTGCCAAAATGTATTCGGCAGATCAAGCACAACAAGATTACCTGCGTCGCCTGCGCGGTCTTGATGTTGGTAAAGCACAGCAGTATGAAAAAAGTGTTTTGGAACTCGGTGAGTTACAGCGCGGTAAACGCTACGCTGATAAGCAAGAACTTGCGTTGGGTTTCAACAACCAAGTCATTAAAGACTTGACAGACGCACAGGGTGATGCTGCGGCAGTAATTGAGAAAACGTTTATACCTTTATACAACGACGACAAGTTGCCCGGCTTTAAAGACGGCGGCAAAGCCAAGCTGGTTCCCAGTGCTCTAGGCGGGGACAAGAGTATTGTTATTACTTATAAAGATGGTAAACAAGAAACGTTACCTGCTGACCTGAAGACACTGCAGCAACTGAGTAAGTACACGCAAGATCAAATGATGCAGTCTTCAACTCCAGAAAACTACTGGAAAGCTAAATCACACGCTCTTGAAGAACGAAAAACAACTGCTACTGAAACATCTGCAGCGGCATCTGTTACTTCTGCTAACGCGGCTGCTACTAATGCAAAAACAAATGCGGATAAATTGGCTGCTGATCTTAAAGCCGGAATTCCTACTGCTCAAGCTGCTGAAGCATGGGCCAAAGTCAGAAACTATAACGCTGATGCTGATTTACGTGCCGCACAAGCTAAAGCCATGAAAGAGAAAACAGGCCTCTGGCAATTGGTCGGTACTGATGACGATGGCCAGCCAATTAGTTACGATAGAAACACTGGAAACTTTGCTCGTCCAGATGCTCAGCCAATTAAAAATGTTGAGGTGTTTAAACGCTTATCTGGTGAAAAAGTTGCCAAGGAGCCTATTAGCAACAAAGACATCATTGATTTCGTCGATAAATTTGGTGAGTCGCCAAGTAACGAAAAAGACAAAAAAACTGGTAAGGCTATTCCTATTCGTATGCTGCCGCCTGCAAAACAAAGAGCCTACGCAGAAGATTTCTTCCAAAAAGGTACTGGTACTGGTGCCCAAGGCGGTTTGAAGGACGATGTTAAGCCTGAAGCTCGCAATCCTGAAGCACCAGCGGCTCCTGCTAAATCGGCTTTACCAAGGCCTTCACGCCCAGCGGCAGCGTCTGGCGTACCGGCTGAAACTCCTATGCCAACTAGCTCAGTTGTGTATGGAAAAACCGTGTATAAGATGCCCGGAATGCTGGCAGGGTTTAACACTCCTGAAGAAGCACAAGCTGCATGGGCGCAAAAAAACGCACCGTTGGCACCTCAAACATTTGATTGACGGAAGTACGTATGCCAATTCGCTCGATAGACGAACTGCGTAACTGGGCGGGGCCCGATTGGAAGAGTGCTTCTGATGAAGACCTTATTTCCATGTATTCTCGGGCAGCAAAAGTCCCGCCTACTGAAGTAGCAATGACTCTTGGGTACGACCCGGGTTCCGGTGGGGTTAGTGCTAAACAACTTTCCTCGTCTGTTGATCGATACCAAGCTGGTTTGTATGGTGTAGGTGAAGCTGTTACCGGTGCAATTGGGCTTAACAAAGCCAGTGGCTGGTTGGCTGAACAACGTCGTGCTAACGAATTGCAAGCTGATGTAGCCTCTGCTCGTGCGCGTGAAATGGGTGCGGTCGATACTTGGAAAGACGTTAAAGACGTTGGTGACTTTGGTAGCTATGCAAAAAGTTTAGCAATCCAATCTTTGCCGTATGCAGGCGAAGCTGTAGTAGGCGGTCTTGCTGCCCGTGGCTTAATGTCTGGAACTCGTGCAGCGCTGACTGGTGCAAAAACAGTTGAAGAAGCTGCAGCAGCCAAAAGAGCGCTTGATATTGGTTCTACTGCCGGTGGCGTGGCCGCATCTTATCCATCTGCAGTTGGCGATATCCTAAGCAACCAACGTGAGCAAAGTGGTAAAACAGATTTACTGGCTGCTGGGGGTTTAGCCATTCCTTACGCGGGCCTAAATGCTCTAGGCGTTGATAGCGCACTAATGCGCGGTGGTGTTTTTAGAAATACTATTAATCTACTTGATCGCCCCGGCGGTCTTTTAGGTGCTGCTACACGGACAGTTGCCACAGGTACTGGTGTCGCACTTAAAGAAGGTATTTCTGAAACTGGCCAAGAAGTATTAAACCAAGCAGGCCGCATGGCCGTGGACCCCAACGCTACATTGACTGACCCCGAAGCAATTGAGCGATACAAAGAATCGTTTGCTGGTGGCGCGACTCTTGGCGGTATTATGGGCGGCGGCCTTGGCGGATGGAGAAGAAGCACTCCTGCTACCAACGAAATTCAACAGGCATTTAGCCAGCCTGAAGTTAGCAGTACCCCTATTAACAATGTAGCCCCACCTGCTGCCCCTCTTGTAATTACGCCAGCAAACCACCCAAACCCAACAGCACGTTTAGCTGAATTAGAGGCTGTTGGTAAAGGATCACCTGCACGTACTGTTGAAGGTCCTGATGGTCAACCAATAAAGATTCCAGCAACTGAAGGCCGTTTCTTTACGCCTGAAGAACAGCAAGAATACAAAGCACTCAAAGCTCAAGCAGCAACTCTGACACCCCCTGCTGTAACAGGCGGCACAACAGATATTGCACAGCAGACTCAAGCTGCTGCCGCTGAAAACCAGCAAGTGCAGGAAGCGCAACAAAATTTAGCCAAGCGGGAAGAAGTGTTTGGCAAAGTAGCCACACTGTACGATCCAGAGAATCCAACTTCGTTAAACATATTTGGGCAAAACATTGAAGGCCCACGTGTTGAAACATTTGGTAACCGTTTTGCTACTGTATTTAATACACTGCCCCCACACGTTCAAACACTTGCTCAAGCTATTACACAAGCAAACAAAGCGTTTGCTACGCCTGAAAAGCCAAGCCCACTGGTCAGTTTTAGTTTTAACGCTAACAACCCAGTAACTTCTGCTGAGAAAGCGCTTGAAGCCTTGGGTAAGGTGATGACCAAATTCCAGATTGACCACGTTCAATCATTGGATGAAGCAGTACAGATTCTCAACAAGCTCTCGACGACTACCAAAGGTAATCAACTGGAGCAACTCAACGCCATCTACGAAGCCATTACTGGCCAAGATACAGATGGATTCACAGCAGCACAAGCCACCAAGGCGGAAAAAGGAGCTAAAGATGGAAAATTGCAAACAACTACCGGGCTGGGAGCAGTATCAGTCGAAGGCGGAGCAGGACAAGCAAATGATGGAAACGATGAGAACGTACAATCTAGCAACGTTCAATCCGTCGGGACAGGAAGTCTCCCTGCAGGATCGCTTGGCCTCCAAACTGGACAGCAGGCAGGAGAAGGAATACGGACTGGCACCGGTGCAGACACCAGTGTTGTCGATGGTAATGCGTCGACGCAAGTAATAGGAGCTACAAATGAACAAGCCAGCCAAAGCGCTTTGGGTGGCGGGGAAGCATCCGGTCAATCCCAGCAAGCCGGTGCAGCCAACTTGGATCAACAATCTGTTCAAGATGGCTCAAGAACGTATGACCCCCGTATTACCTTCTACGCAACCGACCTCAGCCACATCTCCAGTGAACGTCGCATCGAAGTAATCTCTGAGCTGTTATTAAAAGTTTTAGCTCCTAAGCAAGAACGTAAAAATACAGTCCCCGCAGCAACACGGGCAGAGATTCTGCGATTGGCCTTGCTTGAGCAATTCCGCCATGCTGACATTGCATCATATACAGGGTTAAAGACTGACACTGTTGAGAAACAACTTGAGCGCATGGGCGTTAAATTGGTTGATGGTGAATTCCAAGTAATCGACCCTGAGTTTGCAGCTCGTATTGTCGAGACTGCTGCTGCTTATCGTTCGCCCGAGTTCCCTGATGGCATTGGTCAAGGTGAACTGTCTGGTCTGTACAACACTCGTTATGAAGGTGAAGAGCAATCTGCCACTTCTTTAGCAGAAGAACTTGAAGCTGGAGAGCAAGAAGGTAAACCTGGGGCCAAACTGCAAGAAGAACTAGGTGGTAAAGAAGACGCTGAAGGTCAAACCATGGGCACGGTATCCACTGCGGGTGGCAGCCAAGGTGCTGTAGATAGTGAAGCCGCTGCGTTCTTTGATAAGGTTGAAAAGCTCCAAACAGAACTGGAAGCATTGCCTCCTAAAGACCCGCGTCGTGCAGCCAAAGCAGAACAGCTTCAAAAATTGTGGGCTGACTATGCTAAGTCACAAGAAAAGCGCAGAGCCAAGGGCGAGGCTGTTGTAGAAGAAGGAGACGAAAATGCCGTTCAAGAATCAAGCACAGAGGAAGTTCCTGTTCAAAAACGAACCGGAGGTGGCAAAAAGGTGGGCAAAGGAAACGCCCAAGGGGGCAAAGCTGCCGGAAAAGCTGAAGTCAAACAAGAAACCAAGCCCGAAGAAATAAAAACCCCCGCTGAAGAGTGGGCCAATCTGTCTAAATTAGCTCCGGAACTACCTCCATATGATGTTCTTACAAACTCTGAGAAGACTCGGTGGGATGATCTCGTCCGCCGTGGACAAGCTAACCTTGCTGCTGCTGTCAAAATTGTCGGTGAGGTTACTCAACCTACTGGCACAGCATTGGCCAACCAAGGGCCTCAGGCAACGGGCGCTACTGGAACTACTCAAGCGTTAGTACCTTGGGCTGGCGTAAAACGCACAACTAAAGGTGATGTAGAGATGGTTCCTACTGCATCACTTGATGGAGTAGCCCAGCGAAACAAAGCTGATACTTCTACACCTGAGTATGCAGCGCTTAAAGCCAGCATCCAAGCTACCGGTATTGTTGACCCTATTACCATCACAACAAATTCTCTTGGTAAGGCCGAAGTCTTTGAAGGCAACCATAGACTGCAAGCAGCTCGTGAACTGGGTTTAACAGAAGTGCCAGTAGTATTGCACGATCGTGTTACTCCATCTGAATCTCAGCCACTGGTAGGCCGTAAACCTAGTTCTATATTACCTGCGGTAACGCCCAAGTTTGGTTCAGACCAAGCAGTTGTTAAGAATCCATACACCGCTGCTGAACTAACTACAGAGATTCAAAACTTTATACGTGCTGACATTTTTGACCGCAAGCTGGTCATTGTTGACAGCATTGAAGACCTACTTAACTCACGCCTGGATGACTTGCGTGCATTGGCTAAAGCAATTAGTGATAAAGGTGCGTATGGTGTTGCTGCTGATGGCACTGCGTATTTGATTGCCAATCGCATTAGTAAAGGTGAAGGTCGTGCTAAGTTTATGCACGAAGTCGGGGCCCACTTAGGCCTTGAGAACCTGTTGCCTACGGCTGTCTATGACAAACTGGTTGACCAATTAGAAACATGGGCTGCAGCAAATGATGGCTCACTTGAATCTAAGTTGGCTAACAAAGCCAGAGAGCGTGTAGGTTACGCTGCAACGCCTACTGTAGACCAGCGCAATGAATTGTTGGCTTACTTTGTTGAAGAAGCCATGCTGGCGGGTGTTGATCCTACGGCTACTGCAAAAGAATCAGGTCCGTTGTACGCATGGTTCCGCACACTATGGGCAGCATTTAAAGTTGCGGTTCGTCGCCTTGGATTTAAACCTGAAAAGCTAACAGCCCAAGACGTAGTCAATATGGCCTACGGTGCTGCTCGCTTGGAAATGTCTGGCACATGGCACGGTACTGCTGCTACGTACCGTAAATTCAACCACAACTTTATGAGTACTGGCGAAGGTGCCCAAGCTTATGGTTGGGGTTCATACCTTGCCCAAGCCGTTGGTATCGGTAAAGGTTACTGGTGGAATGACGTTAAGCGTAAAGAAACATCTACTGTTGAAAATATAATTAAGCAGTATGTTGGATGGCGTTTTGAAGAATCAGTTTTGCACCCAGTAGACAGAGAAGAAATTGCTTACGCTGGCTCGCAAATAAAAGTAGCTAAGGACTTAGCAGAAGCAGTTTATATGAATCCGGC